CTCCTCCTGCACACTCCACCCACCGGGCAGGGCGCGGACGAGGAAGCGCTGCTCCGAGAAGGACGAGCGCAGTGCCCACGACACTGCGTCGGTCAGCGTCGACCTGCGAGGCACCAGCCTCTCCAGTCCCAGGTCGGACCAGGCTTGGGCGATGGGGCCGTACGCCGTGTAGGCGGACAGCGACCAGAGGGTCACGGCACCGGTGACTTGAAGCGTCTTCTTGTCTTGCATCTTCTTCTCTCCTTTCAAGTAGTCTTGTACCTGTCAGACATCCAGGCCCTCCACCAGCTGCATCAGCTGGTACTCGATGAGCTTGTGCTCCCAGTCCAGCTGTTCGAACCACGAGGGGAATAGGGGGCCGCCCAGCCGCTGCCTGATCTCCATCTCCTTCCGGGGAGGGATCATGGTCCTCAGCTTCGGGAGGGAGTACGTCGTAGCCATACGTGCCGCGAGCACGCGGGCTTCGGTGATGGTCTTGGCCTCGATCGAAGGGCCGCACAGGAGCCAGCCGGGTCTGCTATACCCCGGCCTCTTCCATGCCCAGCGGCTGACGGTCACGGCGTACGTGTTGGCGGGGCTCCACTTCAGGTCTCGACGGACGACGATGGCGCAGTCCTGTGGGTTGTACTTGAAGCTCACGTCAGCCTCCCCAGCAGCTGCAAGGCCAGCTCCACCTTCTTCTCTTCCGTCAGCAGTGGCTGGATCTCCCGATCCCACCACTCACGTTCCGGCTCCTCGCCCATCCAGAAGCCAGCCTCTCCCAGCTTGGGGACCGACTCCAGCTTGGCGTCGTCCACCATCCAGGCATCGGTGCCGCCACCGTAGCCGCCTGTCTCTTCGAAGGTCAGGCCCCAGCACACGTAGGCGTGGGCGTTGGAGCGCATGTCATCGTCCCGGAAGTCGAGCACGACGTAGAAGTGGGGGGGTCCACGATGAAGCATCAGTGCATCCTTGTAGCGGCGAAGCCCTGCCCGTCCACCCAGAAAGGAAGGGAGGTGGCAGACGGACAGGGCTGAGTCGTCACAGGCTGTTGTTCAGGAGGAGGAGCGCGGCTTCCGTTGCTTCGGCTTCCCACCCGTGCTGGCGCAGGACTTCGATACTCCACGCCGTCCTGTCCACACCCTTAGGTCGGCCGGGGTGGGAGGGAAGCCGGACCTTCTCCTCCAGAGTAGGCTCCCGGAAGGAAGCGCCGGAGAACACCCACCGGAGCCCCGGCCAGCTCCACTCCACCACCCAGCTGTAGTTGCGGGACAGCAGGATGACCTCGGGCTTGGTACTCACACCTTCTCCTTGCACTCCACCACGTCCGCCCACGAGGGGGGCTTGTAGTGGGAGCCGCTGTCCTGGGTCAGGGCGATGACCGTGCGGAAGCCGGGCTCCCGTGCGGGCCACGGGGTGTAGCCGTCGGTCACCACCACGAGGACATCGGGGATGTTCCCCGTCTTCATCAGGTACTGGAACCCCACCCGCATGTCGGTGCCACCGCCGCCCGTCCACTGGACATCGCTCACGTCCGACACGTTCTGCATACCCGTGCTCTTCACGTCGTAGTCCACGCAGAAGATCTCCACGGGGGTCGCCGACTCACGGCAGAAGGCATCGACCCAGCCCAGCACCTGCGGCCCGTCGCCACCCATGGAACCGGACGTGTCTACCATCAGGATGACACGGGGCACGGGGCGCACGACACCGGGGGGCACGATGCCACCACCGCCCACCACCCTGCGCCGGTGGGGCATGCGTCCGAAGGTGAAGTCACCCCGACCCGACGCCCACTCCCTGGCCTGGTTCAGCGCGTCGCGCAGCAGTTCCTCCGGCGAGACGGGGGGCTCCTCCAGCACGGAGTCAGCCCACATGGACCAGCTACCGGCACCGTGGCCGCGACCCTTCGCCCACTGCTGGACCTTGCCCGCCGTCACCCTGCGCAGGGTGTCCATCTCCTGTTCGGACATCCCACCCGTCGGGTCCTGCTGGCTCTTCAGCTGGTCGCGCAGGGACTGACGACCCTGCTCCGACGAACCCCCAGGCTCACTATCAGATGAGTCTGACTCACCATCAGATGAGCCCTGCCCCGGCGCGTCCAGTTCCCACGGCTGCTTCTCACCGCCACCCCCGGAGCCGCACTCACCTCCGCTCGCACCCTCACCCTTCGGGCAGGAAGCGCCGCCACCCGACCCCCCCGGCATGGGCACGGGCACGGCGTTGGGATCGTCGGAGTCACCCGTCGCCCCACCCTGCTGCACCTGCTGCTGGAGCTTCTTCATGATGTGGTCGACGTACTGCTCAGCCAGGAGCCCCGGAACAGCATCGGAGAGGAGAGTCTCCCCTCCGTCCGGTGCCATCCGTCCGGGGAACACGCCCCAATCCGGCAGCTTCGCACCGTCACGCTCCAGGCCCGTGTTCATCTCGCCGTCGGCGGCGATGTTGTAGACGGTGGGGTGCACGCGCACTCCTTGCCACACTGCCTTCGCTCCACGCTTGGCGTGGTCACGGACGAGGTGTCCGATCTCGTGGAGCAGGACACCACCCAGGACGTCCCGGTCCCAGGCGTCGTCGCCCGTCAGCAGGCTGGGGTGCACGTACACCCGACCGTACGCATCGCACGCCATCGTGGGCTGGGGCGGCTTGCCTTCTCCACGAGGGAGCGCGACCTGCTCCGACACGATGAGCGACACACTGAACAGCCAGTCCGACAAGAACGGGTAGACCTTCTGTGCTCGGATGCGTGCGACCTGCATCTCCGTGGGCCACGGCTTCGCCGGGCGCAGCTGGGTGGTATCGATCTGCAAGGACATTCTTCCTCTCCTTCCCGATGTTGGGCCAGAAGGAAGCAGGCAGGTCACCCCACCTGCTTCCCTCTTGTCCAGCTTCAGAACTTCAACGCCGCACCACCTGCCGGTGGCAGCTTCCGGACCACGATGATGTGGCTGCCTTCACCGTCGGGCACGATGTCTGCCCACACCCAGCCCGCAGACCCTCCAGATCCCAGCGGGTCCACGAGGCAGACGCCGTTACTCCAGTCAGCACGCACCACCGTCCCACCGCAGCGCGTGAACAGGTCGGAGAACATGACGGGCATCCGGTACATGCCGTGCCGTACCACCTCGATGAACAGGCGCTTGCTCAACGGGCCGCGGCCGAACAGCCCCCTGGCCCGCGCCCACCTTCCCAGGTTGTAGGGCTGGTTCCAAAGAGCCTCACTCCTGGTCGGTTCACTCCGGTCCTTCAGCCCCTTGGGGCGTGTGGCCCCGAGAAGGAGGGCTGCTTCCCGCATCTTCTTGGGGAGGGCAGCGGCTTCCTTCTTCCGGTCCCAACTGGCAGCGTGCAGCGTTGCACGCCACGCACCCAGCACCTCCCGACAGCGAGGGCCGGCGAAGCCACAGCAGGAGGTCAGCTTGCCCGAACGCCACAGGGTGATGGTGTGGTTCTGCCCCTGGACAGTGCCGTCTTCCTTCAGGGCGGTCACCCACGCACTCACGGTTCGGGCACCTCCGTGGGACAGGCGCTTCTCCCAGGCACCAGCCTCGCAGCGGACACGCCATTGCTGGTCGGGCTTGTCCATCTGACGCAGCGCACGCCGAAGCTTGCGCTTGCCCACACCCATGGTCCAGTGCTTGACCTGCCCCATCACAGGGGGGTGGAAGTAGTCTCTCTTGTCACCCATCGGGGTTGCTCCTGTTGCAGACCAGAAGGACAGACCCCGAAGGACCTGTCCCTCTCCGACTACATCAGTCCGTGAAGCAGGCCAGCAGCAAGCAGCCGGCACACACCACGGCGATGGTCACACCCACGGTCGTCATCCGATGAACCCGGCCTGCCGGAGGAAGGGCACGAAGGGGGTCAGCATCTTGGGCTTCGCCACCAGCACGTTCCCTCCCTTCTGGGAGCGGAGCGCGCACAGCTTGCCGGCGGCCATGGCTGCGACGTCGAGGAAGCCCTGCTGCTCCGCGAACAGGCACGCCTGGAACGCTGCGTCGTAGCGGTCCTGCGTCTTCGATGTCGCCACCGCGCGCACCACACCGAAGAGGGTCACGAGCACACGGTCACCCCGGTCGGCAGCCCAGCCGCGAGGCTTGCGCAGCACGTCTTCGGGGTCGGGCAGCGCCAACTCCCTGCGCCAGGAGAGGAACTGCTGCGCAGCTGCCGACCCGACGCAGCCCTCCAGCAGGAGGGACTCCACGATGGAACCGAGCAGCCCCGTGGAGGCGCACGCTGCGACGCAGCGGTTCGCGTTCTCCCACGAGCGACCCGACGGCCACGCTCCGGACTGGAGCTTGCGCTCCCTGGGGCACTTCTGGAAGTGGTCGCTCCCCGCCGGAGACAGGATGAACTGTCCCGACAGGAGGCGTGCCTCTTCCAGCCACTCCTCCCACCCCTCGGGCACCAGGGTGACGGGCGGGTCGGGGTAGCCCGCCATCATCTGGGAGACACGCCACTCCGCCGGCAGGCTCCAGTCCAGGTGGCAGAAGCGGTTCGCCATCGCAGCGGAGAGGCGGCTGCCTCCCTCGCCCTGCTCCAGCGGGTTGCCGGCAGCGGAGAAGCGAATCTCCTCCGGCAGAGCCATGCCGTTGACGTCCTTCTGCACCACGACACGCAGCAGGCCAGCGCGCACCGCCTGCGCAGCGGTGGGCAGTTCGTCGAAGAACATCCAGGGCACCAGCCCTTCCGCCGAGGCGTCCATGCAGGACTGTACGAACGGGGCCATGACGTGGCCCAGGCCACCGTCCGGCGTGACGTAGTTGATGCCGTTGACGTCCGACGAATCGAACAACAACGACGCCACCACGGGCTCCAGGTGGAAGCCCAGCTGCCGGGCGATGGCCTCGTGCAGCGCCGACTTGGCAGTGCCGGGCTCACCTTCGGCGTAGGGTGCGACGCCAGCCTGGACGGCCAGTGCGAATGCGTTGACCACATCGGGGGTCTTGCTCATCTTTCTCTCTCCCTTCTTACAGCCAGCACCGCGCCAGCTGTACCCGTTCAACGTTCCTGTTGACAGGCGAAAGAGTAGGGCCAAGCCAGCCCTACTCTCTCGTCCACCCCAGGCTTAGCCCTTCGGACCCAGCGCACCCACGTCCAGGTGAGCGACACCCTCCGCCATGCCGTTGCCCAGGCACCCGGCAGCCGCCGACCCCAGAAGCTCCAGCATCTCAGCGTAGGTCTTCACCCCGTTCTCCAGCATGGCAGCCACGAGCAGTTCACCAGCCAGTTCCACTGCATCCTCCCACCCCAGGCAGAGAGCCACCTCCTCAGCGGTGAACTCCACGGTGCAGCTGTTGACGTAGCTCGCGTCCTCGTCGACGAGGCTGACGGAACCACACACGTTGTGTGTGCCCAGGTCACCACCGTCCACCTCCATCTCAGCTTCGCCGTCGACGTCGACGTTCACCTCGACGTTCTGGTTGGGCTCCTGCACCTCGTAGGCCCAGCTGCTGTAGGCTGCCATCACTTCACCTCCATGGGCCAGTCCGTTGACAGCTGGCTCTTCGCTTGCTCCACCAGGAACCGGGGCGGCTTGATGAGCGGGACGCTCAGCCGCACACACAGCCAGATGTGACACGACGTGGTGTGGGACACCTCTCCCCTGTAGTCCAGGCAGAAGTGTCGGCTCTCGCCGACGGCGCTGTCCCCAATGAGCAGATCGTAGCTCCACAGGGAGCGCCCGTCCGTACGCAGGGTTGCTCCGCCGTTGACAGCAGCCTGACCAGCCAGCCAGGCGCGCACGACTTCGATGTTCTTCATGCTCTCTCCCTTCCAGTAGTAGAGGCGAGAAGGCAGGGAGCCACGCCGTAGCGTAGCCCCCTGCTCTCCCGTCTCAGTCCAGCCCTTGAGACTGGCGCTTGGTCGTGTCGCAGAAGCACCCGAAGGTGTGCGCCTCTCCCCGGTAGGGGAGGCAAGCCTGGACGCACTCAGCTTGGGTCGACCATGCCCACCCGAAGAGGAGCACCACTACCAGTGCCAGCGCCAGGACCAGCTGGTCACTCCCGTCCATCACTCCCCCTGTCGAGCAGGAAGTAGGTCGACTCGCCCTCACTGTCGGCGCTGCTCTTGAAGAGACGCTCCACGTTGGCCCCGACCATGCCCAGGCAGACACCGAAGGACGACCACAGGATGACGAGCAGCATCAGCTTGTCCACGGAAGCGAAGGCGGTCATCGGACACCCCCACACACACCGGCCTGGCTGTCACCGACAGCGATGACGACCTGACAGCGCTTGCACACCTCTTCTCCGGCGTGCACCAGGGAGGGAGCGTAGCTGTGACCCGACAGGGAGGCTTCGGTCACACCATCGGGCAGCTTGGAGAGCAGTGCCTCCGCTGCGCTGTCGTACTGGACAGCGGCCAGACCGGAGGGGTCGGTCGCCCGCCCGCTCTCGCTCTCTCGCCTGGACTGCTCAGCAGCAGCACGGAACAGGAAGAGAGCGTCGGAGACTCGCCCCTCCCTACGGGCGATGACGGCCTGTTCGGCCAGATGCCAGGGACGGGGCATCAGGAGTCCGCCGGGGGCGTCTGGTCCTGCGTGTCGTTGTCCGTCACCACGTAGTGGGTGGCGCTGTCTTCTTCGGCCTGTTCACTCACCAGCATGGCGAGCAGGTAGATCGTGGGAAGCATGGGTAGCTCCAAGGGTAGACCAGCCACCGTGGCTGGCCCCTGTCAGTAGACAGGCGAGAAGGGAGAAGCCAGGTAGAACCCAGCGTCTCCCCTCCCGTCTGACTACGAGCGGTGCTCAGCGAGGGCTTCCTGCCACTTCCGACGTTCCTTCTCCAGGTCGTCGCGCACCCAGCTGTCCAGCTTCACCCCTTCCAGCTGGCGGTGCATCTTGTCCGCCGTCGAGCCGATGCTGTTGGCGATGCTGGACTGGCGCCGGTACAGGCAGATAGCTGCACCTGCGTACAGGTCGCGCGTCCGGTTCGCGAGGGTTGCCGTTCGCATTGTGTCTTCCTTTCGCTGCCGCTGACAGTAGGCAGGTAGGAACCCAGGAAGCACGCCCTGGATTCTTAGCTACAGGCTGTCGAGCCTGGACCGAAACTGGCCCCACCCGTTTCCGGGTGGAGCCGTTCGGGGTTCCCTACGTGGTGTGCTGCTCTCCCCTCTCTCCTCTCTCAGTCCAGCCCCAGCGACTTGCGCAGTTCAGCGCGGAATTCGGCCTCCAGTCGGGCCGCTTCCGCCTCACGGTCGGCGATGGAGACGTCCTCCGGTGCGACGTTCAAGAGGTCCGGCCAGATGCGCTCCGCCGCATCCTGTGCCGCGTCGCGCTGGCGGTCGAACCACGACACCTTCGCGGTGCCCGACGCGAAGCCGGGAGCGACGGCGGACCAGAAGCGCGGGCCGGAGGGGAACAGGCTCTTGTCCTGCGCATCCTCGTGGCGGGGGCCGTTTCCGCAGTTGCGGTCGATGGTCAGCGTTCCGTCGGGCCCTTCCAGGGCCACGACGAAGCCGGTCGGCTTGAACGCCGGCAGGCACTTGTTGCCATCCTCGTCCGTGGCCGACCCCTTGACGGGCGACCAGCAGGGCAGGAAGACCACCTTGTGTTCGCTGAACTGGACACGGGTCACGATGTTCTTCGAACCGTTGGACTTGCTCTTGGACTTGCTCTTGGACTTGTTGTTGTCCATGATGTTCTCTCTACAGTGCAGGAACCACCGTGGTTCCTGTCTCAGGCTCTCACCTGAGAGAGAGACTCCAGACTGAGCCTGGAGCCTGTCTCTCAGGGAGAGCAGCACACACACGTATGGGGGACTGAGAAGGAGCGGGCCGCCCCCTGACCGACGCCAGGGGGGAGGGCAAGTAGTGCAAGCCCCGTGCCAGCGGAAACCCTAATGATTTCAGGCACTTACGGCGATCGTTGGTGCGTAATCCCGTTCGCACCTGCGTAGCCCGCTACGCACTACCGAAAACCGTAAGGATCTCGAGCACTTAGGGCCGGGGGGGTGCGTAACGGTTTTCGCACCTGGAGCCCGGGGGGATCGGGGGGGGTTTCCCCGGTGAACACGTGCGCAGCGGTGCGCCCGTTCAGGCGCTACCCCGTTCACCTGCGCATCCGTGCACCTGAACACCTGCGCAGTGAGCCCTCCAGCCCCTGCGCGGGAGGGGGGTACCCCCCCCTTTGGGGGGCCGGTTTTTTAAAGCCGGACATGTCCCTTCATGCGGGGAGCGTTTTGGGGGTCCTACTATCTCCCCTGCTTCTTACTCTGGTCCTCCGAATACCAGGCCCGGTCTATACACTGGGCGTGGGATTGGATGCAGTGCAACCCCAGATAGAAGCTGGCTTCTCACCAGGGGGGAGCGTAGGACTCGTTGTGCGGCGTGGGTTGGCAGGTGCCATCCTGCTGATCTGGAGGTCCCTCCATCTGGGCCGGTCTTTCCGTAGGCTGTGAAGGAGGTGCCGGTCTGGATCCCGAGGATGGCCTTCGCTTCCCAGGGCGAAACGGCGGCTGGGGTGAGGTCGGAAGACAGCGCCCACGCTGCAAAGCGTAGGGAGGACGTCATCATCCAGCGCACCTGGGCAGAGAGCGTGGGGATGGGGTCGAGTCCGAGCTGACGCTCCAGGTAGGGTAGCGGAAAGCCTACCAGGAAGCCCCACCAGAGGGCCCAATGCCGGCGGCGCAGGTCGAGCGGGAGGTCCTTTTGGTGCGCGCCCCTCCAGTAGGAGAGCGTACCGGGCGGATCCATGATCATGCAGCACGCGCATTCGTAGGGCGTGGGCGGTGAACGGAGCCGAAAGGCAGCGCGCACCATCGGGGGCCAGTCCGTAGGGGCGGTGAGCAGGCGATTCCGGTAGTGGTTGAGGCGAGAGACCTCCCTGAAGTGCCTGAAGTAGAACTTCGACACCCCCGTGTGCTGGAGGCTGCGCCCCTTGAGGTAGGGCGGGAACCTGCGCACCGCCAAGACGAGGTCGAAGTAGCCAGCGGGCGGACACTGCCGACCGGCGAGACTCAGACCAGCGATCGCCGAGAACGGACTCCAAGTCGGAGGCATCTACAACCCCGCGAGCCGTCCGGCCACCACCGAAGATGGGGATCCACACACCTCGCCGACCTCTCGGGCCATCCCGTCAGCGTGTGTGACAAGTCCTACGGTTGGTAGGGTCCGGCAGGGCACCGGCTATCCGCCCGTGGTGCCGTGTTCTTGTCGCCACTTCGCCAGCCCCCACCGGAGGAGGACGGTCAGGGCGGTCGTCCGGTTGACGGTGTTCGCCGCCTCCGGAGGGAGTCGACCTGCGAGGTACGCCTGGAAGTCTCGGACGTCCTCCAGCAGGAGGTAGGGGATGCGGGCGGAGACGAGTTTGGAGGTGTTGTGCTCACCGACTCGTGCGGCGCGCAACTCTTCCTCTTCCCTTTCCCATGCCCGGAGCTTCTCTTCCGCAAGGCCCTCAACGGCTTCAGTCAGCTGCGCATCGGACCGGGTAGACTCAGGCATCGATCCTCCATAGTCGATTCTCTCACCCCTGGGCAGTCCCCAGTGTGGTACTACGCTGTATACAACGAGGAAGACATGGCGCGCAACCCCCGACCGCCGACTCCGCCCGCCGACCTCCCCATGCTGCGGGAGGAGATCCGGGAGCCCGAAGACCTGATCGACCTGTCGCGGGAGGTCATGCTCGCTCTGGTCCAGGGGCAGCTGAAGTCTACGATCTCCAAGGAGCTGCGTGCTCACATGGAGTTCTGCCTCGCGTGCATCGCCGCTGGTCGCCCCGCAGAGGCGGGGGGGAACGTGGTCCAGATCAACCAGCTCATCACCCTCGCCAACGAGGGGGAGAGTCGGGAGGCCCACCTGGAGCAGGCGCGCCGGGCGGGTGCCATCGAGGTGGCAGCGGAGCCCGCCCAGCTGGAGGACCAGAAGGTCGCGGTCACCCTCGACTTGATGGACGAGGCGGAAGCCATCCTCTCTGAGATGGCGGCAGCCGAATGAGCATCCTCAGCAAGCCTGGCTCCACGAGTAAGGCCCAGCAGGCTGCGGCGCGCAAGCTGCTCACGACGCTCCGGTCTCCGATCCAGTCCCTCCCCATGTGGGGGCAGGTCCACGACATCCGAACCGCGAGCTTCGTCGACTACGACCCCAAGGCGATCACGCACCGACTCCAGCTGTCGATGCTGGCGTACATGTCGAACCCTCCACAGGTCAACGGGCAGAACGCCTTCTATGTCTGCCTCGGCTACCGGCAGGGGGGCAAGTCCCTGACCGCCGAGTACGGCTGCTACACCAAGGCCGCCTACACTCCGGGCTGGGACCATCTGACGATCGCCGATACCAGGGACCGCGCCGACTACCTCCACCGCCGTGTCCACTTCCTCCACTCTCGATGGCCTGCGGAGCTACGCGCCCCGACGCTGCCTGTGAGGGAGAGCCGCCAGCTGACCTTCCACGACAAGGTCGGTGGGCGGATGCGCGTCCTGTCAGGTGAGGCTGGCGCTGTCGGTATCGGGCAGTCCCCCGACTCCTTCCACGGGAGCGAGCTTCCCTTCTGGTCGGATGCGGCAGGGCAGTTCAACTACTTCTGGCCCTCGATGATCCAGCGCGACAACGCCTTCGTCATCAACGAGGCGACGCCCGCACCGGCGGACGAGCCCTCCGTGGAGTGGTGGCAGGATCACTGCCGGGACGCCAAGCTCCGGAAGGGGCGGCTGGTCTACGGCTTCTTCCCCTTCTGGGACGGGAAGCTGAACGCCCGTACATGGGACAAGCGGAACAAGCTGACCGACGAGGAGCTTCAGATGCTCCAGCAGTACGGCAACCCCAACGGCAACCCCGACGACAGCGCCGACACCCACGGCAGGTTCGGGATCTACCTGACGAGGGACAACCTCCAGTTCCGGCGCCTGATGCTGGACACCGACGCAGAGATCCGTCGGAACCCCGACCTCTTCCGCGTCTTCTACCCCTTCGACGACGTCACCTGCTGGGTCGCCACCTCCCGGTCTGCCATCCACCCGACGCTCATCGAGAAGCACCAGAAGAATCCGGACCTCCAGGAGTGGGAGGGTCCCTACAAGGAGTTCGAACCTCCGCAGGATGCGGCGCAGTACATCATCGGCGTCGACCCCGCAGGCTCCACCGCCCGAGATCATGCCGCCTATCAGGTGCTGAAGGTGTGGGACGGGGAGTGGACCCAGGTCGCTTCCTTCGCGGATCACAGCCCTCCCCTGGAGTTCACCCGACACCTCCTCCTGACGGCTGAGCGGTACAACAACGCCAACATCATCGTCGAGTCCAACGGTGTTGGACAGGCCGTGATCACCTCCATCCAGCAGAGCGGCTACCGGAACCTCTTCTACGAGAAGCCCCGCCGCCCTGGGTTCGCCACTACCAGCAAGAGCCTCCACGAGATGATCGGATGGCTCTCTGACGGGCTGAAGGACGAGCTGATTCTGCTCGACAAGGACACCGTCAGCCAGCTGGTCACCTACCGGAACGACAAGCTCATCGAAGACAGCGCCCGAGCGGAGACAGCGCGCGGAAAGGTGGGCAAGGGACGCCGCGACAGGCACCACTGGGACAAGATCAGCGCCCTGATGATGGCAGTGGTGGGCGCGAGGTTCGCTCCGAGGCGAATCAAGCCCCGAAAGGCGGTCGACAAGGCCGGAAACGCTGTCCTGTTCAAGGACCTGACCTGGAATCAGGTGCAGGAGTACCGCCTCAAGGAAGAAAGGCACCGAGAATCGTCCCGCCGGAAGCGTGTTAGGGTGGGTCGGAACCGCCGACGGAAGTAATTCGCGCCCCACCAAGCTCCCTTCTCACACCACGGGCTGGGCGGCGAGAATATTACCGAAAGAGACTTGACAAGTGGACACCTCCGAGCACCTCGACATCATCAAGATCCACAAGGAGAAGGCTCGCGACGAGCGGGAGGAGTGGGACCGGTACCAGAGCTGGTATCTGTCCGAGTACAACGCTCCTGCGGTCGACAGCCCCTCCGGTAGCGGTGGCGACGCCGAGTCCGATGGCGACCTCAGCCTGGAGACCAACTACCCGTACGCCTACATCGACACCATGGTCGCGAACGTCTGCCCGACGAACCCGCAGGTGACGGTGAACGCTCGACGGAAGGCCCTCCAGCCCATGGCCATCTTCCGGGAGGCTCTCGCCAACACGACGCTGAAGGATCAGAAGGCTCACAAGGCCATCTGGCGGATGGCGACCCAGGCGTCCATCACCGGACGTGGCCTCCAGAAGGCAGTGTGGAACTTCAAGCGCTCGCGCCCCGAGTTCGTCAGCATCGACCCCCGCCGTGGGTGGTTCGACATGACGGCGGATCGGTGGGAGAACATCCGCTACTTCATCCACGTCACCACGATGACCAAGTCCGAGTTCAAGCAGCGGGTGAAGACGCCCGGCCGCTACAAGAAGGGCAAGGGCAAGGGCGTCTACGACAAGGCCACCTCCGACAAGGTCCAGGCCACCGGCTACCCGGAGTGGTTGCGAGACCAAGTCCGGGAGGATCACTTCTCCGGGAAGCCGGCGAAGGACGCCTTCAAGTGGGTGATCGTCTACGAGTTCCACGACTACACCGTCGACAAGGTCTTCCACTACGCCGACGAGGTCCCCGACGCGCTCATGTCGGACGACCTCCCGTACCGGCTGCTGAAGCGCAACTTCCACCTGATGACCTTCAACGATGCCATCCAGGACATCGGTGGCGTCTCCGATGTGAAGCTCATCGCTCCGGTGCAGGAGCGCTTGAACGAGATCGACAGCTTGGAGCTGTGGTTCGTCCACACCACCATCCCTGTCCTGCTCGTGAACGCCGGGCTGTGCGACAACGTCGAGCAGGCGATGGCTGCTCTGCGGAACGCGGTCAGCCCTGGCATGATGGTCCAGCTGAATGGCCGGCACAACGTGCCGCTCCAGGACATCATCGGCCAGACTCCGACTCCGCAGCTGTCGCCCAGCTTCGACAAGATGCGTGCCCGCTGCATCGAGATCATCGAGTTCGTGCTCGGCATCCCGGCATACACCCGTGGAGCGGTCGGTACCACCGACGTCGCTACCGAGGTGGCGCTCGCGGACACCGCTACTCGTACGCGGAACGGGCGTCGGATGAAGGAGGTCTACGACACCGTGGGCTGGATGTCGCACGCCGCCGTCTCGCTCTACGAGGAGTTCATGGCGGACGACGCCGAGCTTGCGATCCGTCTGACGGACTCGCGCGAGGTGGTCAACGTCACCCGGAAGGACATGGGTGCCATCGGGGCAAAGGAGCTTCGGGACTTCCGAGGCGAAGGCGTCTTCGACTACGACTACGACGTGGTGCCCTACTCCCCGACGGAGAACAACCGCCTCGTCCAGCTGAACAACATGCAGAACTTCATGGAGATGCTGGTCAACTCGCCCATCGTCGACAAGATCAAGCTCTACCAGAAGATGCTCCAGGCGCTCCAGATGACGGACATCATGGTCGACGACCAGAAGCTCCAGATGGTGAAGCAGATGCTGGAGCAGATGGAGATGCAGCAGATGCAGCCCCCGGCTCCGGAGGGTCCGCCCGCCGCTGGTGGCCCCGTCGGTGCGCTCCCGAACATGGCCGGTGGGGATCTCCCTCCCGGCGTCGAGCCTCCCGCCCTCCCGACGGGTGGTCCGGGGCCTGCTCAGGGTTCGCCCCTGCCCGCCGACATCGAAGCCGGCTTCCAAGGAAGCCCGACCGGATCCCCCCTGTAGCCCAAACCCAAGGAGCTGGACCTCATGGAGAACGACACCGCTGGCGCGCCGATCCTGGCTGCGACCACGAAGAAGACAAGCTGCGAGACCGCCGAGAAGTTCCTCACCAACATGCTCAACATTGCGGAGGCCGGGTACCTGGAAGGGTACGCGCTCGTCGCCGTGGTCGACATGCCCGGTGAGGAGGGGCTGACCTACCTCACCCAACTCGATCCCGGAGACGCCGGTCTCGCCCGCCTCTACTACGCTATGGACTGGTGCAAGAGCAAGATGTTCAAGGACGGCATCGAGGAGAACGGCTGATGCCTGTCTACATGGAACGCTGCCTGGATCCGGAATGCGGCATCGAGCAGGAGACCTACTGGAAGCTGGCCGACATCGAGGAGCATGGCCACCGGTGCGAGGAATGTGGCGGTCCCGCCAGCAACGTCCTCTTTCCGACCGTCCAGTCAGGCCCCACCGACACTCACCCCTTCAGGGTGGATCAGATTGGCAAGACCTTCACGACGAAGAGTCAGCTTCGGGAGTACGAGGGCAAGCACGGCGTCTTCCACGACCCGAAGGACAAGGAGTGGCGAGACCACTACGACCACGTCCGCAACCTGGCTGAGGATCGGTCGAAGGAAGCTGGCTTCCGCGACCTGAACCACCGCCGTGAGTACACGAAGAAGGAAGCCGAGAAGAAGCGCGCAGTTGGAGACAGCACACCCGTCCCCCATGTAGGATAGCAGCAGAGAAAGGAGTAGATCCATGTCGGATGAACTGAAGTCCTGGCGCGACAGTGCCGCACGCGACGCCATCACAGCTTCTCGGGATTCGGCTGAACGCGCGCAGGAAGATGTTGCTGCTTATAAGGACTTGGGCCAAAAGCGAGACGCTCTCTACGATCGGCAGCTTTCTTCGGCAGAGCGTATCGGTAGCGCCTGGGGGTTGAAGGAGCGTTTCGATCCCGAGGACCATCCCGGGACGCCCCTCCCTCAAGGCTGGAGTCGGGACATCATCAACGCGCTGGAGACAGCTCGGCTCTTGGAGCAGAAGGGGATGATCACGATTTCGCCTGACTTCAGGTCGGACATGGATGACTACCGGGCTTGGTCGGAGCATCGGGATCAGGTAGCCGACGCCGGGGACGCCTACTACAAGAGTGCGGACCTCCACAACAGAACGCCCGAAGCCAAGAAGGCCCCCGAACTGCAAGAGCGGGCTACGGCGATGCACACCTTCGAAGGTGGTGGGCAAGGCCCCGCCAAGGAGTAGAAGTGGCCGATCCCTACAAGAGCATCCGGCAGCACTACGGCCTTCCCGAGCAGGAGAAGTCTGCCAGCCAGGAGCTTCAGGATGATCGGCTGGGTGCGGCTCGGAAGGCGCTCGGCACGCAGACGGACGACGACCGCTTCCAGGGGCTCCAGGATTGGGAGTCCGATCAGGGCAAGCGGATCGCCGCCCGTGCGGTCGACTGGGTCGCGCCGCTCCCCGTCTTGGAGCACACGATCATGAAGGAGGGCCTCAAGAGGCAGCCTCCAGGGATGAAGGAAGCCGCCTACGAGCGGACCCTTCCCCAGAACAAGGTCGCCGTCGCTCGGCAAGAGGCAGCCCAATCCGCCTTGAAGCAGGCTGAGCTTCAGGATCTGGTCGACACCCAGGAGTGGTGGAAGGGCACCGACCCGAAGCTCAAGACCGAGGAAGGCAAGCCGGAGCGGCTCTACCACGGCACCGCTGCCCTCCCAATCGAAGAGGTTGATCGGGCCAGGTTCTCAGAGTTGACAAGCAAGGAGCTGCCCTACTTGCATGCCCGGGCCATAAAGGGTTGGGATACTTTGGCTGGTCGGGTGTTTCACGGCGGGCTTACCAGCGTCCAGGATGCGGATGCCCACATCAATCGGTTCTTCCCGGACTGGGTTCCAGTCAGCATGCGCGAGGCCGAACCGGGGGCGGGGGGGTTCCCCGCAACCTTGCTGGTGGGGGTGCCTGATGATGCGGATTCAGTCACTCATCTTGTAAGTCGGGGGCTTTTTCACGAGTATTCGGGAGAAGTCGTAGAGATGCTGAAGAACGAAGTTGATCAGGTGGAGTTCCACGTTTCGGGAGACGACTTTGAGTCGCACCTTGTTGAGGTTCGGGGGTTCCCCAACGTTCCGTCTCCGACGATGCAGAAGGAGATCACCCTGGAGCCGCGCCAGCCGGGGTTGGCGGCAGAGCCTCAGATCTCCACAACACTGCGTCCAGAGTTTGCTTCTCATTGGATCGGCTACGACGAGAACACCGTCCACGACGCCATGCGTACTTATGACCCTCCATGGGACTGGGATTCGCCTGAGTACGTGAAGAGCGTGGATGCAATCAATAAGGCCCAGCAACGCTATCGGTTAGACCCCAGCAACACGCGTGCTGTTCGCTATTTTTTGGAGCAGGAGCTTCCCGAGCAGGTCACCGCAACTTGGGTCTCAGTACCTGGGAAGGACCTCGTATCTGGAGAGCCTGCGGTCAAGATTCGGTTTGGCCCCGATTCGGGGAACCTGGGCGATCGGGTCCTGATCCCCAAAGAGGAGGCGCTCAAGCTCATCCTCTACCAAGAGGACCCAAAGCCGAATAGCCGGATCTTGCTGCCGGTAGAAGTAGCCGAAGCGATCCCTCGGCAGGCGGCAGTGGAGTCCTTCGATCCGGATCCTCTGCTGAAGAGGACCCAGTACGCCCGGATTTTGCCGCTGGTTGGGGGTGCGAAGAACCTGTTCGACCCGTGGGATTCCGCACATCGAACCAGCCTCTGGGAGTCGTTGACTCCGCAGGAAGAGGGCGACCTGTTTTCGAAGATCGAACCGGATGTCTACGAAGCGGTCATGGATAGCTACCCCGACTTGAAGCAGTGGGGTGGGGCGCTGCCCCATGATGAACTTTTGAAGGCGACGTACAGCTTTGAGGACATTTCAGACTCTGTCGAGTACTTGAAGAAGGCGCTACCTGAAAAGGTGCCCGTCCTTGCCTACACCAGTTCCGACGGCCAAGTCTACGCGAGCCTTGTCGAGATCATGCCCGATGAGGTGAATAAGACGGCCTGGATGGACCGAGGCAAGCTCATCCAGCATCTGGAGGCCGGGATTGCTTCAGGCACTCATCTGATGCCTTCTCAGATCTTCAAGTCCTTCCCTGTGTCTTCTCCGGAGTTGATTGAGCCGGTCAAACTACCGCACAACAGGGAGTTGTTTGACTCCTTCGTGTCCGCCCACGGCAACTGGCAGACTTTGGAGCCTCTGAACCAGAAGATCCGGGCCCTGGGCTACGACGGGTTGCTGACAGCAGAGGGGGGCATGTCTGGCCTAACCCCCGGCACTAAGCCTCACGCCCACTTCTTCGAAGGCGACCAGCTGAAGCCCTGGTTCGACCCTTCGGTGCAGAAGCTCGGGACTCCAGCCGCCGAGTTGGCTCCTCAGGACTTGAAGATCGAGGAGATGAACCTTGCCGACGCCCGGAATCGGGCCTCCGAGTACGCCCTTCTGGGGGAGAAAGCCAAGCTCACCCCGGATTCGTTGGGTAGCAAGGCGCTTATGGCTGCCGGATCCCCTGCCGCAGCAGCTGTCGCCATCATCCCTCTTCTTGCTGCTGAGAACCTGAAGGCGATCAACGAGGTCAGCAACCAGTTCCGTCACCAGGCTCTTCGGATGGGCAAGCCCCTTCAGCCTGGGGACCTCTCCGAGGAGGGGCTGCTTGCTCTTGCAGCTTCCAAGCCGATGGCACAACAGCTGCACAAGGACGGGGCGATCTCGCAAGAGGTTCTCGCCCAGGTGATGAAGCACTCCGGTGAGGTCATCCAGACTGCACCCCCGCAGTCCCCCTTCACCCGTGCACACCGCTACCTGACCGGCGAACGCGACGAGTTTTAGGTAGTTGACAGCTGATCGGACACCACATACCCTCTCTTCAAAGGACGTTCTCATGCCCATGGATCCCGCCGGCTACGATGCCCTGGCTCAGAAGCTGGCTTCCGCCCCTCCCGCAGACGGGCAGGCCCTGATGTCGCTCCTCCAGATGGAGGGCTACGAGTTGGCTCCCAGCGCTGGTGAAGCTCCGATGGGCGATCTGGGTGCCGACCCCCTGGGTGGACCTCCGATGGGCGACCCGCTGGCTGGCGGTCCTCCGGACGAAGAGCCGATGTCGATCGAGTCCATGCGGATGGGCGCGGTGAAGAAGGCTTTCGGGAAGGACGACGCCGACGGCGGTCCGCCCAAGAAGAAGAGCAAGTCCGACGACAAGTCCGAGGGTGAGGCCGACGACAAGGGCGAGGACATCTGATGCACCTCTACGAGCTGGAAGACGAACCTACTGCGGATGTGGGATCCGCTCCTGCTGGTGATGCTGGGGGCGGAGAGTCCGCTACCAGCGGTGCCGGTGGATCCGAGTCTGCGACCTCCGGGTCGGACTCCGAAACCTCTGGTGGAGAGGCGGCTTCCGACGCCGGAGCCTCTTCAACCCCCCCTTCCGTGACCTCGTCCCCGACGTCGGGTGTCGCCGCTCCGCCAGAGACCCCCTGGTACGACGACTTCGGCTGGGAGGAGTGGGACGGGGATCTGATGACCTTCCCCGAAGAGCATCGGACGATGGCCCACAAGTTCCACGGCTACTACCAGCCGAGGGTGAAGGCCGCCGAGGATAGCTTCAACAGCCTCCAGACCGTCTACGACGCCATGCTCCAGGGGCAGGAGGATCCGCGAGTCGGAACCCTGACCTCCGAGCGCGACAAGTGGCGTGGAGACCACGAGAAGCTGACGTCCGACTTCGCGACCTACAAGGAACGCGTCCAGAAGCAGGCGGACGACGAAGCTCGGGACTGGGTGACGGCGTTCAACGCCCGACACGCAGACATCCTGAAGGACAAGACCTCCAAGAAGGGCATCCTCGACCTGATCAACCAGGACTGGGACCCCGAACTGGCTGTCCAGCTGTTCTCTCAGCCCAAGGAAGTCATCGAAGCGGCTACCGCCCTGTGGAAGCAGGGCGTTCCGCAGCACCACGCCGTGAGATTCTCCTTGCTGGAGACTCAGGGATCTGGTACACCTCCAGTAGAGCGACCCGCTCCTCGATCGTCAGCCCAAGTCACCTCCGGTGCCGAAGGCGACAGCAAGGCTGGAACGCCTGCACCGATCGATCCGATGCAGAGCGCCAACTCCATGGACGACATCCGCAACATCGCAGTCAAGAGGGCCCTCAAGGGGTCCAGCCGAAGGAAGTAGAACATGGCCATCTCCGCAGACGTTCTCGCCACCGCTCTTCAGGAGCTGATGCCGAAGTACAGCGAGCTGTTCGTTCAGTGGCATCCGATCCTGGAGAAGATCGTCCTCAAGGGCAACCTCACCAAGTCGGTCCTCACCGGACCGTACCGTGAGTTCACCGTCGTGACCGACGGCCCCGGCTCGGTGACCCAGGTCCTGACCGGCTCCGAGGTCATCGCTGGCGGACGCCGCCAGAACGCCTCGCGCGGTGACACCTACGCCCCCCGGCTCATCTACGCGTTCGACGTCCCCGGCAAGGACCTCGCCGAGGCCAACGGTGAACAGGATCTCGCTCGGATCCTCCGCGACTACCCCGAACTGGGCATGTCGGACTTCCACGAGCGCTACGCGGACCAGCTGGCGACCGGTGATGGCACCGATGTCGGTGGCCTGCTCACGCTCAACGGCGACACGACCTACAACCCGAACGGCACCGCTCGCACTGGCGTCTTCGAGTTCGCTGCGACCACGGCGCAGTCCTCGACTGTCTTCGGTCTCGGCAAGCCGGCTGCGGCTGGCGGCCTCGCCGGTTGGCACAACCAGTACGGCCAGGTCACCAGCTTCGCCACCGACGGTCGCTCGACCATGCGCCAGGTCTACTACGCCTGTTCGCGCCAGGGCAAGTCGATGGGTCCCGTCGACCTGATGCTGGGTGACGAGACCTCGTACCTGAACTACCTGGAGGATCTGGACGATCACGTCCGGACCACGGCGGTCCAGAACGACCACGTTCCGGGCAACGTCCGCATGGGCGTCAAGTTCCTCGACGCGGACTTCTTCCTGGAAGACGCTCTCCGCCCGGCGGCTACCGCCTTCAACAGTGGTGCGGGCCGGAACGGCGTGATCTACTTCATGAAGACCGCTTCCTGGCACATGTACACCCTCGGCCACGACGCCAGCAAGGAGACCAAGGGCGACTTCAGCCTCCGTGGTCCCTTCCGGCTCCCCGAGCAGGACCTCTTCCGGTACGAGATCGTCGACTACCGGGGCATCCACTGCAACCAGCTGCGCTGCAACGGCGTCATCGAGGGTTCCTCGATCGCCTAAGGCGACGACCCTACCTCATCTTCAGGAGACACCCTCATGTCCCAGTCCGGTGCCGGCATCAGCGTCACCCTGGTCTCGACCGACCAGCAGTGCCCTCTTGGCTTCGTCCTCAAGCTTCCGGCCACCAGCGGTGGGCACGACCGTGCCGACCGTGGTGAGCAGGAGTGGGTCTACGTCTTCAACGACGACCCCGCCAACGCTTTCGCCCTCGGTACGGCGGTCTACCGCGACCCGTCGGCGGCTACCGAAGACTACTTCGGTGCGACGATCACTCCGGTGACCGTCCACCAGCCGAAGATCAGCGTCATCGGTGTCGCTCAGCACGCCATCGCGGTCGGCAGCTACGGCTTCGTCCTCCGCAAGGGTGTGGGTTCGGTCCTCGCCGGCTCCGGTGCGGTCCTGTCTGCGGACACCGCCGCCACCACCGGTGGTGCCGAGGTCGGATCTCTCCTCGAATACGCCGACGGAACCGCCAACGAGAACATCGCCGTCATCGCCTTCCCGATCGCCGAGATCGCGGCGAGCGCGACGGGCCTCGCGGTGATCGACTGCGGCTGGTAGTCCCCCCGGCCCCCTCCTCCAGCTCAGGCGGGCTTTGGCCCCAGGTCACGGTACCCCCTGCCGTCGGCCTGGGGTCATCTTCGTTCTGGTACACTGACTCGGGAGCCTGACCATGAACCGTGAAGACATCCGCAAGGCAGTGTGGGCCCAGCTGGACTGGAGCCCTGCCCAGGCAACGACTGCGGTCGACCGCGCCAACGAGTTCATCAACCGCGCCTACTTCCGCATGGCGATGGAAGCCCCGTACCTGTTCTTCCAGGACAAGGTCCACTTCGCTTCGCAGCCCGATCTGGTGAACGCGGACGCCGATGACACCTGCCGCGTCCACGCTTCGGACCGGTGGGTCCTCCAGAAGACGTTGGCGTCGGCGACGACCCCGCAGACGAACTGGAACACCGATCCCACCCACTGGGGTCGTTGGATTGAAGTCACCGAGTCCGACGGCACGGTTCACCGGCACCAGATTCGTGAGATCTGGACCGCCGACAGCGACCAGACGGGCACCAAGGACCACATCTCCCTGATGACGCCGTGGCACAACGTCACGGACACCGGGATGACGTGGCGGATCTTCACGCCTCAGTACTCCGTGCCTGGCGACGTCCTCCAGATCCACTCTGCTCGGCTCTACAAGAACAACCAGGACTGGCCCCTCGCCGTCGTGGACCAGGGCGAAGCGGAGGAGTGGAGCCTTGCAGACACTCCGTCGACCAATGTCGCTGGGGTTCCCCGGCTGATGTTCCGACGGAAGATCGAGGCTCCCGTGCCTGCACCGTCGACTGCACCGACGGCTGCGACGGCTGTGGCTGCCGGTACCTGGGATGCGAGCTTGGCGACGGCCCAGCCTGTCGGGCAGTTCTCCTACCGGGTCACCTACTACTGGGCCGAGCGCGACGACGAGTGGCAGAACCCTGGTTGGGATGCTGTGAACATGGTGCGCGAAGAGCCTCGCTGGGAATCCAGCCCCAGCACGGCGAGCAGCACCGTCACCGTCACCCACAACGGCAACGCCGTGCGGGTCACCAGCCCCGATCTCCACTACATGCAGGGCTTCGGTGGCAGCGCCACCGCCCGGTACCACCACGCCGGTTGGCGGAAGCGGATCTGGCGTCGTCGCCATGTCCTGGACACCACCAGTGCAGGCAACCCGCGTGTCGAAGCCGACGAGACCTACTACCTGATCGCCGACATCAATGGCCACGCCACGACGTGGGACGACGACGGTACGGTGACCCCGGACTACCACCGTCGACTGCGCGACGATCACGGCGTCTACGAGACGCTGTTCCTGTCCCCGCGCCCGGATGCTCGCTACGAGGTCGATCTCCGCGTCATCCGTCGGCCGACGAAGCTGACGAACGACGCCGACGCCCCGAGGCTCCGCCCCGAAGCAGTGGACATCCTCATCGACGCCGTCCTCATGCGGATGTACGAGACGCAGGGAGACAAGACCGGCTCCGCCATGGCGAAGGTTCGCTACGACGAGGGCCTGTTCTTGATGGCGAAGCGCTATGGCGATCTGCGCCCGGCAAGTACGCCGGTCTCCAAGCACGCTGCTCGTGCTACGCCCAGCCGATTCCGAAAGGGCGGCTGGCGTAGGTGGTATACGCTCCCCAGTTAGTCAGTAGCCGTGTTACTCTGTAGGTCCCCAACCAAGGAATCTACATCATGGCCAACAACGCGCCACTCCCGCAGTCCGAGACGGACTGGAAGTGCCCGCCCATCGTCGTGGGCGGTGTCTACGCCCTCGATCCCACGCACCAGGGTGCGGAAACGGTGACCTGCGTCGCCATCCGGGTGAAGTCGAACAAGAACATGGGCGTCTTCTGGCGCGCCGGCTACCGCGACGAAGAGATCGCCGAGGGCTCCGAGCGTCTGGCGAAGTTCACCCTCATCTCCGCGCCCGTCAACGTCGAGTGCTCCTACGCGGAGCACACCGACGACAAGGGCAACGTCACGTACAGCTCCACCGTCATCTTCTCGGATGAGTCCCTGTGGGAGGGCATCGAGGAGAAGCTCAAGTTCGAAGTGAAGCGTACGCTGAAGCCGATGGTCGAAGCTGCCGTCGCCGCCAAGACCGTCGAACTGACGGAGAAGGTCAACACCATCGTCGCCCAGGCTCTCGCCACTGCGACGAAGGCCCCTGCCCCCAAGGCCGCCCCCCGCCGCTCCAACACCCGTGCCCCGAAGAAGGTCGTCTGATCATGGCTATCGTCACCATCCAGGCCCTCAAGTGCGACCGCTGCGCCAAGACCGTGGAGGTCGGTGAAGAGCAGGCCCCCACCTCGCGTACGCTCCCCTCCATCTTTGTCCGCCTGGGACGCCGCGAACTCTCGCTCGGAGATCTCTGTCCGAAGTGCGAGGAGGTGCTCGGCAAGCTCGTCGACAAGATGACCCACTCCCAGATGGCCGACGGGGCAACCTTCGAAGACTTCCCGCCCGTGAATGGCACTGTCGAGCAGGCTTCCGCCTGATAGGCTGTCGGCATGGCTGATCTCTCCGTCCAGCAGGAACGTGGTCCCCTCGTCATCCGGGGGGAGAGCGGCAAGCTCTTCCTGCCGGACGAGGTCGGCGCTCGGATCGAGAACATGATGCTGACGGAGGACGCCACCCTCCGCAGCGTCGTGGGTCCTTGCCCCCTCCAGCCCGACAAGCGGAATGGGGGTGCGCCCACCTTCAGCCGTGTACACGGTGTGTTTCACTGCCTGCTCCAGAACGGCAGCCGGGACATTCTGCTCTTGCACTCCGGTGTGCGGGTGGAGGAGTTCCAGGGCTGGGCCTCGACGTGGAAGACCATCATTGGGGAGTCGGCTGCGAACCCGCTGGTCGAAGCGGAACTGACGGACGATCAGGTCCCCCGATTCCCGACCCAGTTCGTGGCGACGCCCAGCGGGGTGATCATCATCCCCCAAGGCCCGAAGGCGCGGGCATACTTCTACGATGGCACCGTCGCTGCGCCCTTCGGCTTCGACGAGCGGCCCGCACCTCCGCAGCCGGTGGGTCCCCAGACGCTGACGGACCTCACTGGGTCCAACAGTAGCGGCTACCACATGGACGGCGGGGTGATGAACCCCGACTTCTGCTACGGCCGCCTGGGTACTGCCCGTGGGAACAGCGCCAGCGACGACGAGTCGGGGATCCTGGAGCGTGGTGGCGTCCGATACGCCGCCTACTGGCTGGACTACTGGGGCAACCAGTCGGCCCTCTCTGGGCGATCCGCCCGGGTATCCTGGGTCCAGGAGTCGGCCAACGCCCAGGTCGATCTCCTCCCGAAGCAGGTGCTGGTGACCAGCGTGTCACCCGGACCGGCTCACTGCATCGGTCGAGGGCTCGCCCGTACGCAGGACGAACTCCACTCTGGCACGCAGAAGCTCTTCGAACTCCCCAGCTACGCTGCTGAGGGCGTGTTCAACTTCGCTACGCTGCCCGACAACGTCACGACGGTCTTCCCCGACAACATCCCCGACAGCTGGGTGTTCAAGGAACCGCTCGACACCATCTCCGTCCCCCGCTTCAAGCTCGCTTGCCTCGCCTTCGGGCGATGCTGGGTGGCGAACACGGAAGCAGATCCGGGCAGGCTCTACGCCTCCGTCCCCGGTCGGTGGGGGACCTTCGTCGATGGCGACGACCTACGTCCTGACCCCGGTGGGCACGAGATCACCGGTCTCCATAGTACTTCTGCCGGTCTTCTGGCGTTCACCGAGGTCAGCACCTTCCTCATCGTCCCGTCCGACGACGGCCAGCGGTTCCGCTGGCTGACGCTCAGTTCCACCGTGGGCTGCGTGGCACCCAGTTCCATCCAGACGATGGAGAACGGCGTCACCATCTGGCTGGGTCGCGGCGGCTTCTACGGCTTGGCTCCCGCGAGCAAGGACGCCGCGCCTACGGTGTCGAAGCTGGAGGATCCGGACAACCTGCTCCGTCGGCTCAACAAGGCTCGCCGCCTCCAGGCGTGTGCAGCCGTCGATCCGAAGTCGGGCGAGTACCGCTGCTGGGTCCCCGTCGACGGGGCGCTCACCAACACCCTCTGCATCGTCTACGACGGGGACAACCTCCGCCGCCGTACCGACGTCGATGCCGTTGCCGTGTGCGTCACCCGAGATCATCGCCAGTACGTGGTTGCCGTCAGCGAGACCGTCCCGACTCGCGGGGTCTGGGTCCTCGATCACCAGCAGCACGACTACACCCCGGGTGCCCGCACCTCGATGGTGGAGACGGGCTGGATTCGGACTCCTGACAGTCAGCGTCGAGGCAGCCCTACGACCGTCTGGCTCTGGCTTCGGGAGACTCAGAACGCCAGCCTCACCGTCGAGGTGATGCGCGACTGGCGGAACACGGTGCTGTACACGGTCGACGCCAACTCGACCGAGCAGGCTCCGCTGATGTACCCCGCCGACGACACCCCGGACTTCTGGGGTACGGCAGAGCTTGGGGCTGCGGACACGACGTGGGCGAAGCGTCGTCCCTACTGGCGCAGGGTCTGGGTCCACATCCCCGACTGCGAGGTCTTCAAGCTGCGGCTCAGCCAGACCACCGACTGGGAGTTCATCGGACTCTCCTTCACCGAGATCCCCCACAACAAGGGCGGCGCAAGCACCCCACCGTAGGAGGGCCTGTGGCTCACAAGTACCCGCCCTGGCCGATCTCCAACCTCCAGGTGGTGTCGACCGAGGACTTCAACGAGAACGTCCAGGAGTTCGCCGACGAGGTCGGTGGAGCGACCAACGAGCAGAACCTGAAGCAGAACTTCCTCACCGACATCGCCCGTGTCGATGGGGGCGCAGTCATGCGTCTGGCGAAGTCTGAGGTGGGGTTCGCATCAGACCCGGCTGGCTTCTCCAGTCCCGGTGGGCGCTTCGGGATCCCGAGGACGAACAGCTGGGAGATCATCGCCACCACGACTACGGACATCATCTCCCCAGGCTGCATCCTCATGGTGCACGCTTCGTGGCAGCACGCCATCGACGGTCCTGGCACGCTCTACGCCCTGAGTGTCGAGAGCCAGGCCATCCCGGAGACGATCCTGGGTGGGGTGGAGGGAGACAACGAACTGACCACGCGCGGTGGGCTCGCCGTCACCACCGGAACCTCCGACTCTACCTACGCACCGACTCGTCGTCGGATGCCCATGGCGAGCCAGCTGCTGCTCCCCCTCCCGGAGGGCAAGTACTCCGTCAGCCTTCTGGGGAGGATCCTCGACGGCAGCTGGCACACGAGCGCGGCCATCGGGGTCGACAGCCGAGAGCTGATCTGCATCCAGCTGTTCCGGTAGTATATCAATATTTATGATTAACTTTCAGGAAATGGTGATCCATGCCTGTTGATGTGACCTACACCCCGGTCGAGGACCAGGACGCCTTCGATGCTGCGAGCGTGAACTCGCGCTTCACGGGCGTGGGCAACAGCATCGACGACCTGCCGACCTACGCCCTGAAGGACGGCGCTGTCGGAGATCCGCACATCAACCCTGGGGTGACCCCCGTCTCCGGTGCGGGACAGGACGTCTACGACTTGGGTGCGCCCCGGCTGCACGCCGTCGCCCTCTACCCTGGCTACCAGACTCTCGGCTGGACCGTCATCAACGACGGCACGACCAACCTCCAGTACGACTTCGGGTCAGATCTGACACTCCTTGCCCAGGGCAGCATGGGCTTGACGGGCATCCTGGTCCTGCTGAACGTCCACCTGGAACGGATCCAGGACACGGTCGACGCTACGGTCAACACCGGGCAGTACATCGCCTTCGCCATCGAGTGGAAGGACAGTGGTGGTACGTGGCACCCGATGGGGCGGACGGAGCGGTTCGTCAGCCAGGGATCGCAGACCCAGTACATCAACATGGACATCCCCATCCGGACGCTCATCACCCGTGCGGACACGACGACCAACGCCATCCGCGAGATCCGGGCGGTCGCCTCCTACGTGAACACGGTCGACGCCGACACCCTCGGGGCCTGGATCCGGAAGGGCAACCTCATCGGCATCCCACTCTACGCCGACTACCCGACGTAGCAATCTCTCGCCTCGGGCAGCGAGGGCGGGGTCAAGTATTGGTACACGTTTAGTAGTCTGTTGTTGCACTCACACCGGTGATAGCCTTCCAGCATGGGCCAGATCACGTTCAGCACCACCTTCGCAGACGGCACCACGCCGACGGGGTTGGAGGTCTCGGAGAACACGTACGACCCCCTGGGTGGTGACAACAGCCTGGAGACCTTCAACGGAAACGTCGAACTGACGAACTTCGATGCTGGTGTCGACATGCTGCGTCGGCACTTCCAGCGGGGGACGTGGACCGGGGGGAAGATGGTCGGCGCTACGGCCAACCTCGACTACTCCGTCGACCTGTTCCAGAGCTTCGACGCCGACCCCGACCAGGGGTCCGAGGACAACAACTACTTCCAGCCGATCCCCGGCGCGAGCATGCGGTTCTACCTGCCGTTCTCGCCCGGGTTCACCCTGTTTACGTGGTCGATCGCCATCGCCAACGACGGGAACGGGGCTGCGGAGCAGGGGGTCCTGAAGTTCTTCGTGGATGGCACAGCCATCGAACACACCCGTCGGCACATGGGTCCCGCTATCTTCAGCACCACCCGCTACGGTGGTGAGCGGGATCGGCTCTACTCCGGGTCGGACCTACGAGCCGGCCTGGCTGCCGGCTGGCACAACGTCTCCCTCCGGATCGCACACGACTTCGCCCGGGACGTCGCCCCCGCCATGCGGGGAGGCGGGCTCTGCCGTGTTCGGTGCCGGTCCCTGAACTACGTCTACTTCCGCTGAGGTCAACATGTCTCTTCTTTTGGGTGCAGCTGCTCTTGGAACCTACAAGGTCCTGAAGGATCGGAAGGAAGTCAAGGAGGGCGGCCAGGGGAGCATGACCGGCTCCATCCGTGCGCCGCGCAAGGCCAAGGAGCTTCTGCTCCAGGACTACGACACCTACAAGGATACCGGGTTCCACTCCTCGGAAGCCGAGAAGGACTCCCAGGCTCGGAAGGCTTCTCGTGCTGGTGCCCAGGCGATGGAGCAGTACTTCGGCCCCGAAGCCAACCGGGAGGCCCTGATGAGCCACCACGGAATGGGCGAGCAGACGGACAACAAGCTGGACAAGCTGGCTGCTGTCGGTGAGCTGGGAGCCCAGTCCCGTGCGGACGTCGACCAGCGGGACCAGCAGATGGCCCTCTACAAGCAGCAGCAGTTCCGCGCTGCCCTGTCGGGCCAGCAGGACCGGAACCGAGAGAACGCCCAGTACTGGACGAGCGAGGGCGTGCCTTCCGTGGTGGACACGACCAGCGAAGTCACGTCCCAGGTCGGCAAGCTCGCCGTTCCGGCGTAGGAGTAGATCGTGGCAGACCTGACTGGAGCGCCCGAGGGCGCAACACTGGACCCTCAGCTGTCGTCGGAAGCTCCCGGCTACCGGCAGCTGCGTCGTCAGCGGCTCGCCCAGAAGCTGGCAGGCATGGACCCCGATGTGTCGGGGCCGGAGTTCTACGACTGGTACACGGGGGCGATGACGCCCGCCGAAGTCGCAGAAGCTCGTGCAGAGCTGGCTCGGATCATCGCGAACCTGCGCGACATTCAGGCTGGGCTGCATGCTGACGATGCCGCCACCGAGCGGCAGGCAATGGCGATGAAGGGTGCATCCATGGATGCGCTCCTGGAACTGATGAAGACGGCCATGAACAACCAGGCCGATCTGACCCAGAAGGAGCTGGACATCGCCTTGGAGGGGATGAAGCAGGAGATGGTGGCGGATGAAGAGGTCCGCCGACTGAACCCGTACGTCTCCGATCCTGACCAGCTGGACCAGGAGCAGCGGAAGCTCTACGACGCCGCCGAACAGCTGATGGTTGGTGGGCGGGGACAGGCCATGCTCCAGGATGGCGAGTCCGTCGGCAAGATGCGAGACATCCTCGCTGCTGCCGATCCGGCTACGGCTGCCGCCATCATGTCGCGGAGTGAAGGAGCCATGCCCGAGGTGGGCGGCTTCATGGGCCTGCACGCAGCCCGGCGGGAGAAGGAGAAGGAGAAGGAGAAGGGCAGCTGGGTCGTAGGCTCCAAGCACATCGGTGAGCCGACTGCTGCTGATGCTCTCTACATCACCATCGACGACAAGCTCTCCGACCTGGCACAGGTCGAGGACAAGATCGCCGAGCAGGAAGCGATCCGCGACCAGCATCGCGAGACCCGCGTGGCAATCCAGGCCAAGGCTGGTCAAGGCTTCGCAGCGCAGTGGGACTTCTACCAGAAGGCGATGAACCCGGAGGATCCGCAGCACGACGAGGCGATGGCGGAGTTGACGGAGGCTGCTGCTGGTCGTCCGCTCCCCGAGCTGTCGGGTAAGATCGATGACGACATCGCCAAGCTCTACGAGGTCTGGGAGCAGACCGACGGGGAGCCGAACGCTCCCCTGCTGGAGTACAAGCAGCGGGTGCAGGGGACGCCTGCCTTCCAGACCTTCATGGACGAGCGCGGACTCCAGAACAAGGACGTCGCCTTCCGCGAGTTCATGCGGGAGGAGCAGTCCCGCCAGCGTCAGCTGAAGCGGAACGACCGTGCAGCGATCGCCGCCAACCACTTGGGTGGTGTCGGTGCGATCCCGTCCGCGAACCAGGCAAAGGCTGACGCCCTCAGGCACCAGCTGGGTGCGCTCGATGCTTCGGACGCTGCCCGTGCAACGGCAGGGGCTGGAGGCATGGAGCAGCCCCAGTACGTGCCGGGCTCGACGAAGATGACGACTCCGGAGCCGACCTTCGGGCAGCCCCCGCAGATGGATCCCGAGGAGACGCAGTCTCCGGAGCACTACCGCGCTGCCCTGGAAGAACGCTTGGGCGAAGTCGGTCCGACGACGCGCAAGGGTGCCCGCGAGGAGAAGAAGGCTGCTCGCAAGGAAGCGAAGCCTCAGAAGTATGAGGGCACCGGCCTCCCGGGTTCGGGTCCACTGGGTGCTGCACCCAAGGCTCCGACTTCCGAGCCGGCTCCGACTCGCCTTCCGGGCGACGAAGGTACGGGCCTCGCTGTGCTACCTACGAAGGCTGCGCGTCGTGCGCGTGCGCTCCGTGATCTCCTCAAGGGCGAAGAGCAGCAGGGCGGTCTTGTCTGATGGGACAGAAGTTCGACTACAGCAGCCTGCGCTCGTACCTCCGGGAACAGAAGGCCGCAGAGAATCCTGCACCTACGCCGGAATCTCAGCACGTCGCCGAGCAGGTTCGAGCCGGACGCCAGCCCGGTGATCCGGCTTACGGCCTCGGCCCGGAGGGGGTCGTCATCGGCCCGCACGATGCCAACCGCGCGCCGCAGTCGGCTCCTGGCGGCGACTTGCCGTCGTCGGGTATCCGGGCCAAGTCGGGCCGGGGAGTGGATCGGCATATCGAAGGTCCGCCCGCCCGATCGCCGGAGCCTCTCGATCTTTCGCTGACGAAGTCCCGAAACGATCTGCTGCGTCGGACCTTGGCTGCCGAGTCGGACATGCAGCCTACGGAGGCGAAGCCTGTCCCGTTCCGTGGACCGGAGGATGTCGACAAGCTGAGCCCCGCCGCTCGGGCGAAGGCCATCGAGATGGCTCGCGACAAGAGCCGTCAGATGTCCATGCTGGAACGCAGTCAGGGACTCCAGCCCACCACCGACAAGGGCGATCCCGTAGCGGAACTGGAAGCTGCTCGTGAGCGCGAAGCTCGTGGGGAGGGTGCTGTCTCCAAGGGCGAGCAGCTGCGCGCTGCTGCTGTCGGTCAGCGTGAGCGCTACGAAGCCGGCGAGGACTACCGAACGGCGTTCGACAAGGCGGCGACGTCGTTGATCTACGTCCCCGGCAAGGGCGTCATCCTCGACGTCAACAAGATGAAGAACGAGATGCAGAAGCTCTCGCTCCACAAGGCGCTGCGTGAAGCGGGGATGAGCCTGCCTCAGTACGAGACGCTCCGCCCCCATGACGCGATGATCGATGCCATCGCCAAGGCTGACGCCCTCCGCAAGAAGGGGCGGGACGAGGAAGCGCAGGCGTTGGAAGACGCAGCGGGTTCCAGGCAGGCAGTCAACCAGGCTCGCGAGTGGACGGACGTCACCCAGGCTGCTGAAGCCTACCGCTCGCAGTGGGCTGAGAAGGTCCAGGGCACCATGCGTGGGATCCCCGTCGTGGGTAAGGGCGGTAGCCCCAGCCCGACGAAGGTGCTGGAAGGCGAAGCCGACATCGACATCATCGGTCGGATGCCGGGCTTCGAATCCCTGCCCGAGGCGATCCGGACGAGTGCGCCGATGGTCACTGCTCGTGCCATCTCGGCTCCGGCGAACACCTACGAGGCGAAGCGCATCCATGGGGACTCCGCGTCGGAGTTCGCCGTCACTGGGCGGGAGCTTCGGAGCGAGTCCTTCCTCCACTCCTTCGGGCGGTTGGCTGGATCGACGGCTATCGGTGCCGCTGCTCGACAGGCTGTGCTGAACCCCGAGCTGGACAACGTGATGTCCACGATGGCGGGGGACTTCGTCAACGAGGACTACGTCGCCTACATCATGTCGGGTGGCGAGATCATCGATGCGCTCCCCTACCTCCAGGAGCTTGCTCGTCGGAGGGTGCGGGAGTCCGAAGTCCTGCCGGACGCGATCAAGAACGACACCTGGATGCAGGAGCAGGCTGCCAACTACATGACGGGCTGGGCTGTGGGGCTCATCCTCATCGAGCCCGACCCGGTTTCGCTGGGCGTGGCTGGTCCTGGTGCTGCTGCCCAGAAGGGGGCGAAGGTCCTCCGAGGCTGGCGCATGGCAGACGCCGCCAAGCTCGACACCATCGTCACGGCCGAGAAGGTCCGTGCATCCTCCGCTACCGAGGTCAGCCGTCAGCTTCAGCGTCGGGACGACATCGCCCATCGGCTGTGGCAGGACGAGACGATCGCCGTCATGTCCGAGGCTGTCGACGAGACCCTCCAGTACCGCCGTGCGGAGTTGGTCGGAGAAGCAGATCCGTCGTACAAGGTCGGTGGTGGTGAGGTCGGACCCTACGTCGACCAGATGATGTCCCGGGCTCCGAGGACGAAGAAGGCGATCGAGGACGGCGAGGAAGCCCTCACCAAGCTGAAGACCGACTTCGAAGCTCAGGCTACGGAGACCGGAGTCGCTCACGCAGACTACGCCGGCAAGGTCGACGAGTGGGCTACTCACGAGCGCGACGCCGAGCAGCTGCGGAAGACCTACGAGACGCAGGCTCAGCTACACGGGGTGGACACCAAGACGGCTTCCCGCAAGCAGTGGGCTCAGGCCCACGAGCGGGTCACCGAGGAGCTGTCTGAGATCATCCAGGCTGAGCGGAAGCTCAACCTCAGCAACAGCGCCAAGTTCCGTCGCGAGAAGGCCGGCCACTCAGCGGTCCAAACCGCCAACCAGGAGTTGGCGACGAACGCCCCCGCCCTGGAGCAGGCGATCAAGAAGGGCCAGGAGCACGTCAAGGCGCTCCAGCAGTCGAAGGCTGGTGCTGGTGCGAACCGGACTGCGATCAACGCCAAGATCAAGGGCACCAATCAGCAGATCAAGGACCTGCGGGCTGAACGGAAGGCCCTCCAGAACGACGTGAAGGAGGCGAAGAAGTATCTGCGCCAGGTCCAGGCGGAGCACAAGAAGTTCCACCAGGAGCGGAAGAAGCTCGCCAACAGGAAGAAGAAGGCTCGCACCCGTGAGGCGGAGCTACGCCCCTACGTCCAGCTTCAGGCTCACCGAGACGCTTGGGTAGCGAAGGTGAAGGAGGCCAAGGAAGCCGAGACCGCCATGCGTAAGGCTCTCGGCCCGATGAAGAAGGCCGGGAAGGGTGCGGAGAAGGCGTACTGGAGTCTGGTCAAGAAGTTCAAGGCCGAGACCAAGAACTGGTCCAACGCTGCCTATGAAGAGATCCTCCCTCAGATCATGGAGGACGTGGCCAAGGCTCAGGCTGAATCCTACCGGACCATGGCTGCTGCCATCCGGAAGAACGAAGACAAGATCAACCTCATCTACCAGCGCTCCCTCATCGGAGAGGCCGGTGTGGGTCGGGTCGGGGACGACGTCATCTTCCACCCGGAGAAGGTCCGCGAGTCCATCCGTGCAGGGCTGGGCGACGTCGTCGACCGGGCGATGAAGGAGTCGACCGCCAAGCACAGCTTCCCGAAGCTGAAGAAGGTGTGGGACGACGCCGACGCCATGGGCGGGACGGAAGCCTCCTACCGTCTGACGATCGACGAGGTCGGAGAACTGCACAACGAAATCCGTACGCTGGAGCGCCGTGGAGAGCAGCTGCTGGAACGCGAAGCCGGGCTCACCCGAGGTACCGCCTACGAGAACGCCCTCCAGGCTCGCCCTGCGGGCAAGTTCTGGTCGAACCTGCGCCAGGATCCCGGGCGTGCGCTTCGGATGGAAGCGTCCACGATGGCGCATCGGTTCATCCGGAACTTCGATCAGAGTCGTGAGCGCGTCGGCGACTACAGCAAGTCGGTCCATGGTGCCATGGAGGCGGGGGAGAACATCCTGGCTACCGGCCTGGATGAGATGCTCCAGCTGACGAACGCTGCTGCCAAGGCAGACATCCCGATCTCGCAGGTCGTCTTCCAGTACGCCGACGGCAAGGCCATGAAGGTGACGAACGGCTCTACAGTCGTGAACCTCCTTGGTCCCGGACTCTACAAGAAGGCCAAGGCGCAGATCCTCGCGGATACCCGGATGTCGCCCGAGGAGCTGAACAGCCTCTTGGCCCAGGCGGAGAAGATCGAGGCGGAAGGCGGCGACGTCATCGGCTGGCTGGAGCGGAACATGGACCCGCACCAGCGAGGTGTCCCGCTCATGGCTCTGGGCCTCATGTACCTGCCGTCCGGTACCCAGGTTCCGCCTACGAGGGCGATTCAGCTGATCCGTGCTGCGCGCAAGAACCTGGAAGAGGCTGACGACTTCAGGGCGTTCACCCAGCTTCAGGCTCACGCTACCCAGGGCTACGCTCCGAAGGGCGAGTTCGTCATGTCGACGGACCATCAGGTCCACTCGCTGGGCTTCGGCGTCCGGGCCCTGACGACGGCTGTCGCCTTGGACGAGACGGCGATCCTTCTGAACCGTGCGATCGGTGGAGTCATCGACCCCGATCAGGCCCTCGCGATGAACAAGCTCATGGCTGGCGACGCTGCCTTGGGTGGGGAGGAGGCGTTCCTCAACGCCCTGGAAGGCTTCAACCGCATGGGCATGCCGATGCACCAGCGGACCTGGCAGCAGGCTCGCGATCTCTCCGTCGTGTCGAAGAAGCTCGTCCAGGTGGGCGAGGGCGGTGGCTTCGTCCCGATCAACATGGTTCGTCGGGTGGAGGAGGCTGCCGGCGACATCGTGAAGGAAGTGGAGTGGCGGCACCAGCGAGATGGCTGGCTCTCCACTGCGGGCAACGGCTTCGCCTACGGCGTGTCGACGTGGAAGACCGCGCTCATCACCGGGCACGGTGTGCCGAACCCCCGCTACTGGACGAACAACATCTTCGGCGACTTCAGCCAGCTGATGATCGGCCAGGGCATCGTCGACGCTACTCGCCTGACGTTCCAGAACCTGCCGACGAACCTGCCCTACGTCGGGCGGCGCATGCACGACTTCGGCTCGGAGATGGCGAAGAAGCATCACGGCAAGCCCGTCCTGGGGACGCTGACGAACGCCGTCTTCAACCCTCACCTCTCCGACGTCTTCAACGGTCGGAAGGGCCACATCCTGACGGAGACCGGCGAAGTCCTGCCATACAAGGCGCTGCGCACGGAGATCGAAGAGCTGGGCGTAGGATCGACGCACGTCCACGAGGAGCTTCTGGAGGTCTTCACCCGAAACGCAGAACAGGACGGCTGGATGCACCGCAAGATGCGTGAGAGGAACCTCACCATCTCGCAGCACGCCCAGGCCGTCCAGCAGAGGCAGCGCGCAGCGCTGTACATCGATCTACGTCAGAAGGGGATGCCCCCGAAGGAGGCCGCTCAGAAGGTGAAGGACGCCCTGTACGACTGGAAGCACGGCATGACGCAGGCGGAGGCGAAGTTCCTCGGCACGCTCATCCCGTTCTACCGGTTCTGGCGTCTGGCTACGACACAGCTCATGAAGGGTCTGACGGAAGCCTTCACTCGCCCGTCGAGGGAGTTCCTCAAGCGTGCAGCAACCGGGCAGACCATGATGGCCCGCTATCGGCAGCAGGGGCTGCTCACGGCAGGGCTCTCCGATCTCATCACCGGAGGTCCGCAGCTGCCCGAAGATGTGGGTGACTACGAGGAGATGGACTACCTCGCCTCTCGGATCTACCCGTCGTGGATGAGCCCGCGCCCCAAGCTGGCGCAGACTCCCCTCGACATGGAGACGATGCACTACCTCCAGACCCAGCAGGGCAAGCTCTACACGCACAAGACGACGGTGCTCCCGCCGCTGACTGCGGTGGACATCATGACCCTGTGGCAGGGCACGGCGTGGCTCTTCGCTGCCTGGGCACAGGGCGGGCCGGAGGAGACGCTGTCCCACCTTGCAGGTGAGAAGGCGATCGGCCCTCTGGTCTCGACTACGTTCCCCTGGATCGAGGAGCCGGCAGCTGCCGTGCTCAACCAGTGGCGGCTCCAGCCTGGTCAGGGCTGGAAGTCCTACATGCAGACGCCCTCTCTCGGGCAGCTGCACACGCTCCAGGCCCTCCAGTGGACGATGGGCAACGACGCTCTCGTACACTGGGAGGAGTCCAAGACCGCTCCCTTGGGGCGGGCTCCTCGGATCGACCCTCCGACCAAGATGTTCATGGAGATGTGCGGCTTCGTCCCGGGCCTCGGGATGATTCAGCAGTCTCCGACGTGGGTGAGCGACCTCTACTCCAAGAACCCTGCCGCGCAGAAGTGGGCTGCTTCGGAGGGTAGTGCCTTCACCCTGGGTAAGGCTTGGAAGTACGCCCCCGACACCATCTGGACGGCGGGCAAGAACGTCACCAACTTGGGCGAAGAGTACTACTACAACCCGTACCGGGAACTGGAGCACCGTGCCCGCATCGCGCGGGATGAGTGGGGTACCTTCTACGACGTAGAGGAGCGGCTCGATCAGCCCACGCCGTGGGAGGTCGACCCTGCCGTCTACGAGCGGGACCCCCACAAGCGGAGGTAGGCAGGCTTGCAGTCTTGATCTGCTTGCCTTACACTCTGAGTGCCTCCCGCCGGACTACACCGGTGTGGCTGGGATGAGATCCCAATAAGGAGCAAACCATGCCGTCCGTGAAGCCCAAGTGGATCAAGCCTGCCGGAAGCCAGGCCGATCACAGCAAGGCGCTCGTTCGTGCCAGCGCTGCCATCTCCGCCGACGACATCGTCGTCGTCTCCGGTGTCCAGGGTGCACGCATGAAGTGCCGTCCCGCCGATGCCGACAACCTGCTCCTGGGCGGCTCGACCTTGATGGTCGCCAAGCACGCGATCCCGAGTGGTCGTGATGGCGCTGTCCTGCCCTGGAAGGTGCTGACTGGTGTCGTCACCACGGGCAGTTCCATCGGCGCTCCGATCTTCCTGTCCGCCACGGCGGGCGGCTGGGCGCTCCTCCCCGACTGCGCCGAAGCCCGGATCGTGGGCGAGGTCCTCTCGGTGGGCGTTTCCGGTGCCGTCGTACTGAACCCGATGGGTGGAGCCTGGGGCTCGCTCCAGAGTCAGGTCGGCCCGCAGGTGAAGCGCATCATCAAGGGTGAGTGGGACTTCGCCACCGACGGTGGCGCGGTCAGCGCCATCAACCTGCGTGGTGCGTACCTCCCGGACAACGCCCGCGTCATCAAGTCCTGGTACGAGGTCCTGACCACCTGCACCAGCGGCGGGGGCGACGCGGGGACGATGTCCGTCGACATCCCCACCGACGACGCCGCGGGGCTCTTCGCCGCGACGGCGATCAGCACGGGCACGACGTGGGATGCGACCGGTGCTGCCGTGGACATGATCCAGGATGGCGCTGCCGCCAACTTCTCGGAAGTGACCACCGCTGCTCGGCAGATCACGGTGACCATCGCGACCCAGGCGTTCACCGCCGGCAAGATCCTCTTCTTCTTCGAGTACGTCGTCACCGCGTAGGAGTAGTCATGCAGCCTCGCAAGATGCGTCGGGCGCAGGCTGACACAGCTGCTGCGCCGCAGAACCTGACTACGGCCTCGTCGCAGTCCTCGGCCTTCGCGGTCGCGGACTCGACGGACGCCACTCAGGCCATCCCGAAGACGGCGTGGTGGGGAGCCTCCATCGTGGGGTACCTCCACACCATCGCTGGTGGTGCCGCCACGATCACCTTCTCGCTCTGTACGGACGCGGCCGGCGACGAGCCGTTCACGCCGGAGTACACCGCGACGATCGCTGTCGGGCGTACGGCTGCTACCGACGGTAGCGTCTCCGTCGCCATCGACTGCTCGTTCGTGTTCCCCGACAGCACCCTGTACTACGTCCTCGCTCGGACGGACGCAGGCACGGCGAAGGCTCACTGGCAGCTGCACTTCGCTCCTCGGGGGTAGCTCGTGGCACGTACTGGCTCCATCATGGGAGACATCTGGACCGCTCCAGCTGCTGCTGCTGGCGACAGCTGGACCTCCAACGAGTACGAACTCGACTTCGCTACTCACGCGAACTACGACATCCACGCTCAGGGCGACGGCAACGTCACCATCGACGGCAATACGTGGGTGGCTGGCGGCATGGTGTCGCCCGACAACACGGACGACTTCCAGATCGTGAACGGCACCGGGTTGCAGATGGCACCCCGAACCACCACGACCATCAACTGGACGGGCACGATCAAGCGCTGCGGCATCGGGGCG